AGCCTGCTCATTGCCACTCACCGGCCACCTCTGTTTTTGAATGCAGCCACACCAATGCGGCGATCTATGCCAAAAGCGGCGGGCTTTGCTTCTGATTTGATAGCAGACTGCGCAGACTCTGTGCCGGCGATTGGCTGATTTGGCATGTTTTCTGAGGCTGGCGCATCGAAGAGGCTGCCGGTGGCAGGGCTTAGGCTTTCGCGCAGGGTTTGCCATTTGGCTGGGCTGTAGCGGTGCAGGCCTAGGTAGTGGGCGGCGGCAAGGTTGTATTGCGCTACGTCTAGCGGCTCGTTGGCTTCGTTTTTCTTTTTTTCCCAGACTGTGACGCGGTGGCCGTTTTTGTATTTGCCGGTCTTGAATTCTGCGGTGATGCCGTCGAAGTAATCGCGCGCGCCTTCGTCGTCGTCAGCGCGGCGGGGCAGGTCATCAGGCCAGTGCATGGCGCCGGGCCCGCTTGTTTTTTTCCAGCGGGATGCGAGCCAGTCTTTGGCGGTGTCGCCACCGATCAGCCAGAGCTTGGCGCCCGCCTTTTCTACATTGCCGCGCCAGTTGATATCGACCATGGTGGGCTTGCTGCTCACGATGGGTTTGTTGGGGCGGCTTGCGCCTTTTATGGCGAAGTTGAATTTACGCTGGCGGCGGCGCGTGAAGTTGTAAATATCCTGCGAGGCATAGCCGGAATCGATGAAGGCGGCATGAATGCGCAGGCTGGCGCCGCCTGCGTGTGGGTAGCGCGCGTCGAGGATTTCGGCCACGCGCTGCCAGGTGGTTTCGTCTTCGGGATCTCCGAGGATGACTTGATAGTCAATCAACCAGTGCTCCATGCCTTCGCCCCAGGCTTCAATGCCGATTTCAACGCGGTGGGCTTGCACGTCTGCAGCGGCGGTGAGCACGCAGCCGCCCATGGGCACCACGCCCAGCTTGTAGCCGCTGCGGCGATCGCGCAGGGCTTTGGCGTCGGTGGCTTCTGCGTCGGGTTTCCACAGGCGAGCCAAGCGCGTGTTGTAAAACGTGATCATGGGCTCGTCGTTGCCCTTGGCTCGCTCTACCTCTGCGCCTTTGTAGATTTTGTAAAGCGAGAGCCAGGTGGTCCAGCCGTAGGGCAAAAACATTTGGCTGGCAGTGACGCTGATGGTTTCGCCATCTGATGGCTTGGGATCGGACCACAGGCCAGCCGCAAACATTTTGGTTTTGTCGCGCTCGGTGTGCAGCGCTCCGCATGATTCGCACGGGTAGGCCACATCGGCGCCATCGTCAATCTCGATCAGGCGCTCAAAAATGAGCGGCTGCGCGTGGCCACAATGCACGCATTGCGCCAGCGCTTCTTGCTGGCTGCCGGGCAAATACAGCTTTTCAATGTTGCTTTCGCCCTGGATGGTGGGCGAGCTGGGGTAATAGGCTTTTTTGTTGTGCTCGAATGTGGTTTGCCGCGCCTCGGCCATGGCAGAGGGCGAGCCTTCCTTGTCCACGTTCAGCTCGGCGCGGTCGATTTCGTCAAATACCACATAGCGGGCGGGCACCTCGGCCAAGTTTGCAGCTGCGCCGGCCGTTGCAATGAAGAGCGCGCCGCCCTCGAATTCCTTTGTATCTTGGTTGTTCAACGCATCGCGGCTGCGCGGCGCGGCCACCTTGGCGGCCACCTCGGGCACGGCGGCCAGCGTTTTGTCAATGCGGCGGCTGATGCGCTTGGCCAGCTTGCCAGTGGGCATGAGCCAGAGGAAGTTGGCAGGCTGCTGATGGATGGACGCGCAGAGAAAATTCAAACCCACCGCCGTTTTGAACATCTGAGACGCCACCATGGCCACCACGCGCTTGGCAGGATGGCTTGGGCTGAGCGCCTGCATGATGTAGCGCGCATGCGGGGTGCGGCTGCTGTGATACTTGCCGTATTCGTTGGCGCCGGAATCCTTGGGGATGATCATGTATTGATCGGCCCATTGGTCGATCGGCAGATTGGGGTCGGGCTCTAGGCCGCGCATAAAGGCGGCGACGATTTCAGCGGAGCCGTCTGCAAAATTCATACGGAGGCATCCTGCAAGTTAACCCCGAGCAGATTTGAAAACTCGCGCACCAAGTTGCCCAGCATCACGCGGTCGTCAGCATTCAAAATTTCCTCTATCACGTTGACACTATCTGCGCCAGCCAGCTCGGGCGATAGGCGGCGATTGCGGGAAATCAGGTGATCGCGCACGCTGCGGGCGATCTGCAGAGCGCCACGGGTGGCGGCGTCTTTTTCGATGAGCTCGGCCTGCATTTGGCGCAGCTTGATTTGGTTCATTTGCGCTTGCGCGGCTTCGTTGAGCGTGCGGGCGACGTGAAAGCTGGTGATTTGTGGGTCTGCTGCGCCATCGCCGGCTTGATCTGGGGGCGGCGTGTTTGGCGAGGCTGGCTGCACAGGCTCGGCGGCTAGGGCTTGGGCGGTTTTGCCGCTTGGGCGCACGCGATCAGCGAGAGCCACCTTTGCCAGTTCAACGTCGATTTTGCCGTCTTTGCCTTCGGGCAAGATGCCGCGCTTGACCAGATCGCCAACGGCCTGGCGCGATACGCCTAGCATGCGCGCAAGCTCAGACTTTGTGGCGGTTTGCGCTTGCACGGTCTATGCTCCGAAGTTCGCTGAAAAATTCACGGTAAAAGTCGAACAGATCACGGCTGGCGTGGATGGCGGTTTGCTCAATGCGGGGGTTGGTGTTTACGTTGGCGCTGGATTCCATGGCCAGATAAGTGCCGGATGCCTCGCAGCTTGCGAGCGTGACTTTGCTGTGGTTTTTGGCGATCACAAGTTTGCAGCCGTACGTATCGCAGAGCTGCTGCATGGCTTCGTATTCGTCGCCGTATTGGTTCGGGAAAATTTCGCCCGCGTAAAGCTCGAAGGTGTCGATGCGGCCAGCGTCTAGCCAGGCGGCAATTTGCTCGATGTCGGGCTTGGCGATGCACCAAGTGGACAGGGCAACGTAATCAAAATGGCTCACGCCTTGGATGGCGTGGGAAAGGTAGCTTAGAGCATCGATGTCGCCGTGGCTGATAATGTGCCAGCTATCGCCGGGCGTGAAAGCGGCCGGCAATATGTCTTTCAGCGTGGCCTCGGCCTTGGCGCGGCGAAATTGGTGGCGGCTTTGTGATTTGGTGGCGCGGGCACGGCCTGCAGCTTGGCGGTCTTTGGCTTGTGATGCGCGTATGGCTTGCACTGTGGCGGGGTCAAAGCCTGCAAAAATGTCAGCCTGCATCAGCATGTCAAGCCACCTGTCAAGCAATCAGAAACCCCAGCCACTAGCGCGTTTTCGCGCTCGTTTCGACCCGTGTGGGCTATGGGCGCGGAAGTACCTAAACCGGGGGGAGGGGTGGGCGTCATGGCTAGCGGCGATTGAAGATGGTGGTGAAGTAGCGCATCTCGTTTTCAGCGATGGCGGGCAGCTTGGCTTCAATGAACTGCACCACCTTGGCATTGATGCGCTTGGTGTTGAACATCTGCGCGACTTCGATGGTTTGCACTGCTTTGATGGGCAGGCGCTCTTTGCCTACGCGCTGAAAGACGGTGCGCCCTTTGTTGGCTATGAATGCAGACTTGATCACCTTGCGGCCTGTGCTGCGCTTGATCTTGACGCTGACGCCTGCGGCTACTTGCCGCGCCTCAAAGTTGACCACGTTTAGGCTGCGTCCCTTGCGGCTTGGCGATTCGAGCACGGCTTCGATGCGAGCCACGCCACGCAGGTAGCGGGCCTTGCGCACGCGCAATGATTCCTTGATCTTGGCGGCGCGCAGGTTGAACTCTGCACCGATCTCGCGCTGCATAGCTGTGCGTGCCTGCGTGGTGACTTTGTTGACCGCGCTCACCATCGCACGATCGCGCAGGTCTGTGGCCATCTGGTCAAACCTCTTGATGACCTCGGGAAAGTTGGTTTTCAGCGATAGCTTAATCATGCCGCCACCGCCTCTTTGCGCTCTCGCACGAGCGCGAGGTATTGCGGCCACTGCATTCCCACACCGGCTTTGATGCTGTGCCGGATGGCCTCTTCTTCGAAGCTGCCCATCCCACAGGCCTTAGCCTCTCGCTCGACGCTGGCGCGGCTTTGCGTCCAATCGGGCTCGGATTCATCGCCATCGTCGATCATTTGCGCCGCCATTTGCGCACCGCCTGCGCCCCAGCCTCGTAGCCATTTGCCCAACGCTGGGCAATGCTGAAACTCGCCCAGCTCACCGCGCCAAGCACCGCTTTGCCGAGCCGCATGGATCGCTCGGAGCATGTGCCCGATCTCCTTCGCCGGCTCAAGGCCATCGCGCAGCAACGCAGCCCAAGCCCGATTTGCCGCCACCATGCCCTCAACGGACTTTCGGGGAAATGCGGCTTTCAGTCTTTCAAACTCGGGTTCGCCCCCTTTAGGGGGTAGGGGGTTATTTGTTAATACGTTCAATGTTCTATGTTCGGGTGACACATGGATGTCACCCTTTAGCGCCGATTTGTCACCCTTTAGCTCGTTTTTGTCACCCTTTTGGGTCTGATTTGTCACCCTTTTGTCATCCGTAAAGGGTGCCAATTTGTCACCCTTTGTGGATAACTCCAGCTCACCAGCGCGAAACGGCACTGGGTTTGGCTGGCGCCGCTCGGCCTTGGCGTGGCCGCATTCGTAATGCGCGCAACTCATCCAATCTTGGCTAATTCGGTACACGTTCGTGCGCCCGCGCCCGCCATACGCATCGCCATCAACGATCAGCCAGCCATCGGCCACCAGCCTAGGCAGCATGCGCTGCACCGTGCGCTCACTTTGGCCGCTATGCGTGGCCAGCGTGGCAATGCTTTTGAAGATGTTCGCGCCCTCTTGCGTGGCCGCATCAGCCAAAGCAATCGCCAATAGCTTCATCCCTCCGCCGTGCGGAAAACAAGCCAGCACCAAAGAAACAGCTTCAACACTCATCCCCGCCACCCCTCTCCCATGCCGGCAAACACCGAGCCATGCTCCGCCCAAGATTGCCCGCGCTCAATCGCTCCGACAAAACTTTGGCTCAGCCCATACTTGCGCGCCTTGGCTCGCTGCGATTCATTGCTCTCGCGTATTTGTTTGGCCAGCTCATCCGTCATCACAACACTCTTGCCGCGCTTGCCCTTGGCCACCGCCGCGCAAAACGCCGCGCGATTCGCCGCCAAAGACTTACGCTCCTGCAGCTCCAAATGCTCGGGATGCACACAATCCGCGCAATCAGGGCAGCGCGGGCTTTGCCCAGCGACAGGAAACGCGCCATGCACCAAGCGCCACACCAGCCGCCGCGCATCCAGCGTTAGCCGGCTTGCGCAGCCCGATGTGATGCAGGCCATCAGCCGGCCAGCTTGCGCAGCGCCATTCCAGCGCCAGCAGCCCTCAGCATTCTCTTTCACGCGGCCTTCTAGCCACAGCAAAGGCAGCCGCGCCAAGCGCTCATCAAGCCAATGCGGCTCATTCAAATCAAGATGCGCCATGCACCACCTCCACAACATCGCCCCGCGCCGCGCGCAGCAGCGCCGCGCCGCTAGGCGCAATCGAATAAAAAAACCGCTTGCCGCCCTCTGATGGCAGCCTCTGCGCAGACTGTTTCACATGCTCCTGCTTCAGCAGAAATTGCAGCGCGCTCTCCAGCCGCTCACGCTCAATGCCCAGCGCATCCACCATTTGAGCAACAGACGAACTCGAACCATGTAGCTGCGCCAAAATCGCCACGCGCAGCGCATTACGCCCACTCTTCGCGTCCAGTTGCGGCCGCGCTTGCGCCCTCAGTTGCGCAGGGGCACGGCCCACGCAGCCAAACATCGTCATCGCGTCTGCCAAGGCCATCATGCCGCCCTGCGAATCGCAACAGCACCCGCCGGCAAGCTCTTCGCATGAGCCGCCTTGGCCGCGCCTACAATGCGGTGCAATACCGCGCTCACGTCAGCGGCTTGGCCTTCAATGTTGGCCAGCTCATTGGCCGAAATCTTGTCGTCGCGGTAGCTTTGGCCGATGGCGGCGGTCAGCTCCGAGAGCTCGCGCATCGCGTCCGCAATGTCGGCAATCGGCTCGCCCGCCGCGTCAAACGCCAGCGGCACAAACATGCCGCCCGCCTCTCCCGCCACCGCGTCTGCCAGCCGCTGCGAGCCCAGCATTTGCGCCATGAGCACCGCATCCATCAAGCCAAGCTTATGCCCCGGCGCGCCCGATAGCTCGTGGCGCAGCGTGTGCACGCTCTTGCCCATGCGCGGCGCCAGCGCCGCAATGCCGCCCGGCGCATGCGTGGCCGCGTGGTGAATGGCATCCAGTGGATTCATATGGTTAGCTCCTCAAAAAACTGCCGTAGACAGCGCCCGCGATGCCGCGCACACTGCCCCCATGAACAAAAAACACCCCCGCCGCCCTGCCAGCCCAAGCGCTTGCACAGCCACGAAGGCCATGCGCCAGCGAGGAGACACCGCACGCGGACCGCGCAGCATTGCGGCGAGGGGAGAAAACAAAAGGGCGAGCGCTTCCAGCCTGCCAGAATGTGGAGTCATCACAAACCAAACCACGCAAAAAGGAAGCGCTCAAAATGAACATGACAATCTCAGCCATTGGCTTGCCTTGGTACGAAGCCAGCACGTTTGGCCAATGCATGGCGCTCATGGCAGACAGGCAGCGCCTGTTCCAGAGCTACGAAACTTGGCTGCAGGCCGCCCTCATCACAGAGCGAAACTGCAAAGCCGAGGGGAAAACCGTCGTCAGAGCCATCATCGAGCCCGAAGCGTTCAAGGCTTGGTGCGCACACCACAGGCCCGGCCTGGACATCAATGCCGAGGCACGAATACAGTTCGCCAGCATGGTTGCGAAAAATCACGCCGTGGATCACTAAAGCCATCTCAAGCCCTCCCCGGCGCATCAAGCGCCACATCATTGGCCGCTTCAGGCGCGGCATCGGTTACTTGGATCGACACGGCGGCATCGCCAGCCGGCGCATTCATCGAGCGCGGGCCGTCTCGCAAGACGTGCCACTTCACATCGGGGCGCATCTCTTCACAGCGCACTTCGCCGCCGGTCAGCTCTTCAATGGCCGGGCAATGCTCAGCCGGCATCGGCTTCATTCCGCGCTTGACATTCGACACAAACGACGCGGCCACATTCAGGTGCCGCGCCGTCATGGCCACTCGACCGTAGCCCTTGTCAAGCCAATTAGAGAAATTCATACCGCGTATCATAACCGAAGGATATTACATGTCAATAACCGATGGTGCATTTTTTTTCGTTACGAAAAAATGCTTAATACCCAGCATGCAAACCGTCTTTGAAACCCGCCGTCAACGCCTGCGGCTTTTAATCAAAAAGCACGGCACCATCGCCGCATTGGCCCGCGCCATCGCCGTGCCAGAAATCAGCGAAATCCGGCTTTCTCAGGTGCAAAACAAAAGCATGCGCAAAGATCGCGGCACGTTCTACGAAATGGGCGACGCCACCGCGCGCCGCATAGAGGAGCAGCTCAAGCTCCCCGAGGGCTGGTTCGACACGCCCATCACCTACGCCGAGCTACACGGCGAGGAAGACCCCATCAGCAAGGCCATGATGGTCATGGAGCGCATGCCCGAGTCCGACCGATACAAGGTGGTGCGGCTCCTTGATGCGTTTATTGAACAGCCGGCGAACCCACTAAAAACCGGCACGCTAGGCTAAACCAGCTGCGCTCACTGTGGCTTTTGCTGCGCCGCCTGCATAGCCGATTGAATCGACGCCGTGGCCGCCACCGCTGCCGGGCTCGTTGTCGGCACCAGCTCAGCAGCGCCACACACCGGGCATTTTTTCTCAGGCATCTGCGCGCGCGCAATCAGCGCCACCAGCGACAGCAGCAGAAACATCCAGCTAACCAGCGCCAACACTAGGCCAGCCACCACGCACAAGCCAGCCAAGCTGCGCATACCGCCCGCCGCCTCGGGCTGCGCTTCCGTGTGGCAACGCATGCAATGCAGCGCATCGCGCTTGCTCCAGCGCCAATTGTCAAAGGCAATGTAGGCCAGCAACACAAAAATGACGATAAAAGCAGTGGAATCCATGGGCGACCTTTACAAAAACAGCCAAAGAACAAGGGAAGTCTATCAAAACAGTGTAATTTTGTGCAATTTTACACAAAAAATAACCTCAGGGTATTGACAGGCACTAACCACGGGTTAATAATTCGTTTCATCCACTCAGGAGAAACGAATGAAAGCCATCACCACCTGCCTGATCGCCGCTGCCATCTGCATCGGCGTCGGCGCATCGCATCACCTAGACGCCGGGCTTGACGGCCAAGCGGAGCGCGCGCAGGCGCAAGACATCGAGCAAGCCCTGCGCGACGCAGAGCAAGCCGCCCGCACCGCCCGCGCCGCCTACGCCCTCTGCAAAGCCGACCACGGCCCCAACGTCCTCCCCGCGTGGACGCTTGACGGCCAACTCATCTGCCAGCCCAAGCGCGGGCAGGCCAGCGTCATTCAAGTTGCCAAGGCCGCACCATGACCCACTTCCAAGCCACCTTCCTCCTGCTCTTCGTCATCATCATCCTCATTCTCGCCGCCATCCTGTGGCTCAGCCTGCGCCGCGAAGCCAGCGCGCTAGAGCAAAGCCAGCTGCGCGGCCTGCCCAATGCGAGCGCAGATGCAGATCAGCCCAAGCGCTGCTGCAATTTCAACTGCAACCAAGGCCGCGACTGCCCGCTCATCAAACACCCAGCGCGCCCAACCTCACGCGAGCCAGCCCAGCCATGAACCCCTTCAACTACCTCGCCAGCTACATCACGCACATCGCCTGCGGCTGGGGCAACCGCGGCGCCCACAAATACGCCAGCCAAGCCGCCCGCATGCCCGCCAGTCACCTCGACCGCGCCGAGCGCATCGCCCTCGCGCTCATCCTCATCATCGCCAGCATCGCAGCCGCCGCAGCCCTCAACCGCCTCATTCAAACACTATGAAAACCGTAGCAAAAAGCGCTCTGCCCACGCACTTCGTGCGCCCAAGGGACGAGCACACCGAGGCCATCGCCCGCCGCCGCCAGCGCCGCGCAGCGCAAGCCCAAGCCACGCCGCCGCTGCAAATCTGCAACGCCACCAGCCGCGAGCCATACACAGGCCAAGAGCTGCGCCCCTACGATGGTCGCCCCGGCAGCCTCGACCACCTAGACACCCCCAGCCGCGCCGGCAACCGCCTGCACTACCGCAGCGAGCAATGCATCCAATTCCAGCGCAGCGAACCGCTTGCGTGAAGCCCAAGGAACCGCCATGCAAACAGCCGAAAAACGCAAATATCGCGTACCGTCAGCCTACATCAGCCATGATGTATCGCTCAGCGAATTCAGCATTGACGAAATGGTTGAATACATCCGCAACAAAGGCGAACCAGAAGACATTGATCGCATCGTCAACGGCGAAATCTCAAAACCCGGCGGACAAGAACCCCACGGTCTCTACATCGCACAAGCAGACCTCAACACCGCCGAAACCTTGCTTCTGTGCGGCCAGCGCGAAGAAGCCCGCGCCCTGATTTTTCAGCTTGTCAGCCACCATATTGGTAGGAGCCTGTAATGCACCTCCTCCTCGACCTCGGCCAGCTCTGCGCAGCCAAAATGCGCGGCCAAGAATCGCCCGCATTCATTGTGCAAAACGTCAGCACAGGCAAGCCAGAGGCCCGCGTCAGTTGCGTGGCGGTGCAAAGCAACGGCAAGAAACGCGGCGTCGTCATCTGCATGGAGCCGCTCGTGTTGCGCAGCTACGAAGCCGTGCACGGCTGCCTCAAATCCGGCGACCCCCTGCACATCCTGCCCACCGCCTTCGACCTAGAAATCGAGCGCCGATCCTTTGCGTCAGACAAAGCCTATTTCCTCATCACCACCGACACCCTCAGCCGCGCCCCCGCGCCCAGCACCTCGCCCGCGCAAGAAAAACAGCCAAATGAGCCAGCCGCCGGCAAGGAATCTGCGATGACTGCTATGAATTAAGGAGCAACAAACAAATGAAAGACCGCCCAATACCTTTCAGCGCGCCGATGATTCGCGCCATTCTGAGCGGGCAAAAGACGCAGACACGCCGGGCCATGAAGCCTCGCGACTTGGAATTTTTCAAACAGTCGGCGTCTGAAATCCTTGGATTGTGGGACAAAAGGCCATTGCCCTATGGAAAGCCGGGCGACCGCCTATGGGTAAAAGAAAACTGGCGCGCCCCGCTGGCCTTCGAACTAACCAAGCCGAGCGACATGCCGACAAGCACACCCATCTATTACGCCGCAGACTTTTCGGGAGGCTTGCCACATTTTAGTGCCGGCAAATTGCGCCCCAGCATGTTTATGCCACGCTGGGCAAGCCGCATCAGCCTTGAAATCACAGGCGTGAGAGTTGAGAAACTCAAAGACATTACCGAGGCCGACTGCAAAGCCGAGGGCGCATCAGGCGGCAACGGATCAATTCCCGGCTATCACTACTCCGCGACGCCAAGAGAGCACTACCGCCACATATGGGAAACCATCAACGGCAAAGACTCATTCGACATAAACCCGCTGGTGTGGGTCGTGGAATTCAAGCAAATTCAGCCTCTAGCCAGCGCGGAATCTGCGCATGGTGCTACGAATTAAAGAGCGCCACCATGCCCGCCCAACCCATCCAAATGATTCCCGCCCCGGCCTTGCTCGACTGGCTGCGCGACTGCGCCCAAGCCCAGCGTGATGCCGGCCGCATCTTGCAAGCCCAGCACACCATGGCCACGCGAGAGGGCATCAAGCGCGCCCTCAAAAGCCAAAAAATAGTCAGCAGCCAAATCCTAACTCCCACAGAAAGCCAGCTCACATGACCAACCCCTGCCAAATCGAAGCCTGCGCCGGCCAGCCCGTTTGCAGCGAATGCCAGCGCCTGCGCTACTGCCCCGGCGCAGCGCCAGGCGGCGCGCACAACGACTTGGCCAGCGAACTGCGCGACGGATCTGCGCCCGTGCTCAGCGCCAGCGAGCTCACCGCCGCGCTGCTGCAAATCAAAGACTGCCTGCCCAAATCCACGCGCATGCAAACCACCGGCAGCATCGTCGTGCTCACGCTGGGCGCGCAAATCCCCAGCAAATCCGACGCCGCCGCCGCCACAGGCTTCATCCGAGCCATGGTGGCCACGGGTGAGAAGCGCTCGAGCGCCAAGGAAACCGGCGAGATCCGCTATTCATCCGACCAACGCCAATAATTTTTCAATCACCCCAAGGAGACCTCATGCCCAACTGGATCACCAACAAAATACAGGCAGCAAGCCACGTCATTCGCGCCATTGTTAACGACAAAGGCCACGTCGACTTTAATCTCATACAACCTTTTGGCGGCCCATTCAAGCCAAACGGCATTTTTCTTGACGCCGAAGACGTGGCGGAAATGGCTTGCGGCAAGCCCGTAGACAGCCACCCAATACTTGGCGCGCTGCAATCCAGCAACCGCCAGCAAATCGACCTACGCAAAATGACAGACGAAAGCTTCGAGCAGGTTATTGGCATGCTGCGCAACTACCGCGCCACAGGCTATCTGCATGAAATGGATTTTGCCCGCGCCGTATGGGGCACAAAGTGGAATGCTTGCGCCAGCGTAGTCAACGCCGCCGCCGGCACATGCCAGTTCGATACCGCATGGTCATGCCCACAAAGCGCCTTAACCAAGCTGTCGCAGCAGTTCCCAAACGAGCCAATCTTTGTCACCTATGCAGACGAAGAAATCGGCCACAACTGCGGCCAATTCCAGCTTATGGGCGGCAAGATCACCGAGCAAGACATTGCGCCAGGCTCCAACGAAATGACGCCACAAACCGCAAAAAAGTGGAGAGACTTTGCATACCAAGTCAAAGGCTATTCACAAGAGGAGGTGGAAATCAGGGAAGCCGAAAGAGCCTAACCCACCCGCTTGACACCATGCCCACCCCACCCTACAATCCCCCCGTCACTGCAAAAAAAGCAGTGATCGGGTTTGGAAGCCCGTGCTACCCCTACGACGAAAGCCGTAGGACTCCCGCAGTCTCTGCGGCTTCGTTGTCTGTGCCCCCAGTTTTGGTGGCTCGGATGGGGGGCCGCAAGGCCCGCCGGTTTCCGCAAGGGGTGCCCGGTCTTCCAACCTGTCCGAGTCGCCGCCATCGTTTGGAAGCGAAGGCGGCGGTTTATTCAAACCGCACCCTTTGGAGCTAATCATGGGCAAACCCGCACCCAAGCGCGCCACGCGCACCACCCCCCGCATCACGCTGGCCAACGGCCAACCCACCACCACCACGCGCGACATTGCCGAGGCATTCGGCAAACGACACGACGACGTTTTGAAGCGCATGGGGACGCTGGGGTGCAGCGGAGAATTTAACGCCCGCAATTTTGCGGCGGTTGAATACATCGACGCAAAAGGCGAAAGACGCCTTGAATACCACATGACCAAAGACGGCTTCGCCTTCCTGTGCATGGGCTTCACAGGCGCCAAAGCCGCCGCCTGGAAAGAGCGCTACATCCAGCATTTCAACCGCATGGCCGAAAAGCTCGCCAAAAAACAGCCAAAACAGCCACTACCCGGCAAGCAGCCTGCGCAGCATGCTATCAAAGCCATAGCGTACAGCAGCGCCCAAGTGCCCGCCTGCCAAGACCACGGCCCCATCGACCCATTGAACCCGCGCAACCTGCCCCCGCTGCCCGAGGGCTTGGTCTGGCCCGATGCTTTGCAGCACTTCATCGAACACCGCACAGCCGAGCTGGCCATGCAAGCCTACCCCGCCATCCGCGAATACATCCGCCGCCACGTCGCCTACACCGCCCACAGCCAGCACACCGGCTGGGCCGGCCCCGGCAAACAACTGCAAGCCCTAGAAGCCGCCAGCCTCCAAGACGCCTTCGCCTACCAACAATCCCAAGCCATCCAAACCGCACAAGCCGGCCTACGCGCCATCCAGCGCGTGGCGCAGGCCGCGCTGCAGGAAGGGGCGCAGGCATGAATCGCATCGAATTTGGCGACTGCCGCGACACGATGCGCAAATGGGCTGCTGGCGGTATTAAAGCTCAAATGTGCGTTACTAGCCCGCCTTACTTTGGTTTGCGTGATTATGGCCACGAAGGGCAGATTGGCCTTGAAGATACGCCCGAGCAATACATTGCCGCGATGGTAGAGGTGTTTCGCTGTGTGCGTGACGTGCTGACAGATGATGGCACGCTCTGGATCAATATTGGAGATAGCTATGCGGGCGGCGGTACCGTTGGCCGAAACGACACTACGCCGGAAGCGCTATCACGCCGGGCTGAAAGAT